GTTTTTTTATTAGCTAGGTTTTGGATTATCTGATTTAACTTTAGCTATGTGGTCTTTCCAAGTTGTTGTGTCATTGACTGAATCCCAGTATTGCATATCTAACTGGTCTTGTACTGAACCATAGGCTTCCTGCCTAGCTTGTATATAACCAAACTGTTGTTCTTGCCACTTGCTGTTACCTAAATCTACTTTAGCTTGTGCATAATCAGCATCAGAAAACTCCATACGCTCATTATTAACTTGCTTGTATAAAGGTTTAGCATCTTCAATCTCTTGGTCTGCTAACGCTTGTAGTTCTTCTTGTGTTGCCATATCTCTCCTATGTTACCATATATTTCTTATACTTACTTCTTTAAACCATATAATGTAAATGTGCCTTTGTCCAAATTTCCTGTATCTTCCATATAGAAATGAACACCATCTACTGCACTTGTAACTGTAAATACACCACCACCTTGATTACCCCAAAGTAAATCACTTGCACCAACTGCACTTCCTTCTATTGTCATAAATGTATATTCACTTGAATTATTTGCATTAAATATATATATTGTTCCATTGTTTGCTTGTCCTGCATCTGTGCTGAATAAATTTTGATGAGTATAAAAAAATGTACCATTTGTTCCAGAAGCATTTGCAAAAGTAGTATTTGCTTTTAAAACTTTATAACCATAATCATAATTAGATGTTGTATTTGCAGTACCACTTTCAGTAAATCTTAAAGACATATATTTATTTACTGTTGCACTTTCAACATTGTTGTATTGAAATACATACACATCATAAGTGCTATCAATACCTGTTAAAGTTACGCTTGCCACTGCTGATGTAACTGTTGTTTCTGCTATTTTTATTAAACTACCTGCCATTATTTAACTCCATATACATTTATTGTAATATTATCCCAAGTGCCTGAAGCAGGTAAAAAATTTATTCCTGATATTTGTTCAGCTACTTTATGAACACCAATATATTTACCACCAAAACCACCCCCACTAGCTTTAATTGATGATTGTGCAGTATAAAATGTGTAGCTTGAACTGTTATCTGGATTAAACACATAAATTACAAAACCACCCATATCAGCAGTACCTGTTCCTGCTGTATATCCTATATAACCTTTATCTGAATTTACTAATTTACTTTCAAAAAAACCTGTATATGAAACTAAATCAAGTCCTGCACTATCATAATTGCTTGTGCTATCAACACCACCACTATCAATAAATCTAAGAAATCCATAAGCAACTGCTGAACTATTTAATTTTGATATTGTTATTTTATAAACATCATAAGTAGCACTAAAACAATCTGTAACTGATAATGAACTAACAGAAGTTCCACTAGCAGATTTTATAAATTGTAAATTAGTAGCCATTATGAGTATTCCTTTATTCCATATAGGGAAAACACACCTGAAAAAGTATTGCCAGCAAACCCTTTAAATCTTATTCCATTAACAGTACTTGCTTGTGGTAAAACTCCACTACCAAATCTCATAATAAAACTGCTTTCATTGTTTGTACTGTGTTGTGTCATAAAACTGTATTTTGAACTATCCCCAAAATTATATCCATAAGCATATCCATTTTGGCTTGTATTATTATTATTGCCTAAAACTAAAAATGTTTGCCCTGTTGTTCTATCCTCTCCAAAATTATAGTAAGTTCCATATTGATAAACAGAAGCAGTTTCCAATGTTCCACTTTCATATAATTGAAATCCTAAGGTATCAGAAGTTCCAAATATTACATTTTCAAAAGTCATAAAATGTACATTATAAACATTTTCTTTTATATCAAGAAAATCTAAATAAGAAACAGAACTTGCAGTTTGAGTTGCAATTAATTCTAATTGTCCATAGTTAGTATATTTATCTGCTCTTGTTAGATCATAAATATCAGTAGGTGTGAAGATCCCTTTATTATTTCCAAAACTTTGTTCTGGGCTTTCAGGTATATATCCAAATTCATTACTCATAATTACACCACCTTATACAATGTAAATGTTCCACTATCAATATTTATTCCACTTATGTAAAAATAAATTCCATCAACAGCACTTGTTACTGTAAATACTCCACCACCTTGATTTCCATAAAGCTCACTACCTGCAAACTGTGATGTTTCAAAAGTAATAAATGTATATTCAGAACTGTTATTAGCATTGTAAATATAAAATATTCCATTAAAGTTTTTTTTTGTTGTAGCATTTACATAACTATCACTAATGTTGAAATAACTATAATTAGCACCTGAATTATTTTCAAAAGCTGCACTTGTTTTAAAACCTTTAGCTGCAAAATCATAATTAGCAGTTGTATTTTCTGTTCCACTTTCAGTTAATCTACCTCTTAAAACTTGTGATGTAGCTGGGCTTAATCCACTAATTGCAACCATATAAACATCATCACTATCTATGCCTGTTAAGGTAACACTAGCTACTGCACTTGTTACTGTATTTGTTGCTACTTGTACTAATTGACCTGCCATTAGGTATCTACCCTTAGTCCATAAGTTCTTATTGTTGTATCTGCTGTCCAAGTTCCTGAAGTTCTTAGTAAATGAAAACCCCTTATTGTTTCAGCAGATTTATGCACACCTATTTGTTTTCTGTTAAAACCATTACTACCATTCCAAAAACTACCCTGATTAAGAATAAATGTAAAACTTGAACTGTCAAAAGGATTGAAAAAATATACTGAATTACCACCACCAATTCCTGTTGAATAAGAATAGTTAAATTGTTCTATACTATCTGCATTTTGAAACCTATTTTCTGTAAAACTTGCATTAGCTGGCATACCAAGTGTTGCCATATCATATTCACTTGCACTAATAACTGTTCCTGTACTATTTAATAATCTAAGTTCTGATGAAGTTCCTGTACTACCTGTTCCAACATCAAAACTTGCATAATATATATCAAAATCTGTTGAAAAAACATTATCTATATTTACAGAAGATACACCACTACCTATTTCAGTTTCGTTAATTAGTCTTAGGTTACTCATATCTGTTTTACTCCATAGAGTTTTGCAGTGCAATCAAAAGTTCCTGATGATACAACAAATAATTTTATTTGGTCAACTGTACTTGCTTGTGGTAAAACACCACCACCAAAACTCATTCTATAATTGCCATTTTCTTCAATAGTTGTAGATTGAAAAGTTTGAAAACTGTACTTACTAGAGTTTCCAAGATTATAAAAATAAGAATAACCACTACCACTTTCATTTGAAGCACTTCCTACAGTTGTCATAGCTCTTAACCTATTAAAAGCAGTAGATTTACTTTCACTAAATGTACCTGTTGTATCACCATTTTGATGTGCAATTTGATATACACTTGCACTTTCCTCAACACCATTTTCAAAAAATCTTATTCTCAAATCACTATCTGAACTAACATTTAAATTATTAATAGTTAAATAATGCACATCATATTTATTTTCTTGTATAGAAGTAAAAATTGCTGATTGAACACCACTAATAGATTTTTCCTCAATAAGTTCTAAGCTACCACCCCAACTACCATCTTTAGTTAGTTGTAATATTTCACTAGGTGTATATAAACCTGTATTCTTTTTTACATCATTTGGTTGCGTACCTAAGTAAGCCATAAAAAACTCCTTTAGGTTTGTCTAAGAAATGATACGTTATATTCTGCACTTGAAGCTGCTGAACAAAGTCCTTGCAACTTATCGCCTGTTTCTAATGTGATCTTTGTTGTGATTTCAATAGTTGTTCCAAATGGTAATGAAACATCATTTAAAATGTGCCTTAGTGATCCACCAGATTTAGTAACACTTAAATCTACTGTTACATCAGCACTAGAACCACTAACATTAGAAATCAAGATACCAATTACAGTTTCAGTAGTTGAAGAAGGAACTGCATCAACAATATCTCCTGCTGATGTTCCTAATACACCTTGTACTGAATGTAGAGTATCTGCCATATTCTATTCCTTCCTTAGCTTAACGCTAATACCAATCCTAATGAAACACCACCTGCATTAGTATCAACATAATCTTTGACAGCAGCAGAGGTTGGTAATGTTGTGTCATTATCATTACTTGCTATACCATCAGATTCTGTTACAACTACAGCACTTGTCATATTTCCAATATCTATATTGGATATGCTATTGCCAGTTCCATCAGCATCTATTGTCTTGTTTGTAAAAGTTGTTGTTGAAGAAGCAGTTACATCTCCTCCTGCTGCAGCTATTTCTATGCCACCATCTGAATTTGTAATTGTAATGTTTGACCCTGCTGTTAATGTTGCTACTGCTGGACCAGATGTACCACCTATAAGTAGCTCACCATTTGCATCCATAGCTGCTGCAGCTAAAGTGTCTGTACCAGTATCTTGTGTAATGATTACAGACTTGTCTGCAAAAGATGTAGCACCTGTACCACCACTTGCTACTGCTAATGTTGAAGATAAACCACCTGCTGTGCCAGAAACATTACCTGTAACATTACCAGTAACATTAGCTGTAATACTAGAAGGAAGTCCTATAGTAACTGTATCTGTAGCACTTACTGCTACTTCTACTTCATTAGAAGTACCACTAAATGTTATTGTGTTACCATCACTAATTGTTTGAGATGTTGCACCATCTGATATTGTAAAGCTGTTCATATTACCAACACCAGTACCTGACAAGAATGCACTTCTAGTTTGTTTTTTTAATCCACTAGCTGTGTCATCATAAATAATAATTAAGTCATTGTTGTCAGCAGTTCCTTCGTTACTTAGGTTAGGTATATCTATAGCAAAAGTATTAGCAGATAAACTTAGTCCTGAACCTGCAACATTTCCACTTGTGTTTATAGATATTACTGAATCACCACCCATACCAGAGTGTGATGAACAGTAGTAATAAAGATTATCAGCAGTAGCAGCATCAACAACTATTTGTGTATAGCCACCTGAAGAACCAGCAGAACCTGCAACTGTAACTCCTGTAGTATATGCAGAACCAGAGTTGTGTGTGCCATTTTTAGTTGTAGATAATCTAAGTGGGTGTCCAGAGTTAGAACTATCTGATTGGTCAAACCTGTATGTTACACCTGGTACAAGTTGTATATTTGCTGATAACTCACCATCTAAATAGTATCTGTTACCAGAACCTGGGTTAGCTACAGTTACTGCAAACTCTACTATTGCTGTATTATTTTCTAAATTTATAGTTTTATTTGTAAGTGTATCTGTAGAGCTTTCTGTAACTACTGTAGAATCTATATCAATACTAATTTCATTACCACTAGCTGTAGTAGTTATACCTGTACCACCTGCAATATCTAATGTTTCAGAATCTAAATCAATAGATATTGGACCACCACTATCTGCTGTAACATCTAAATCCTCTGCTGTAAGTTGCGTATCTACATACGCTTTAATAGATTGCTGTGTTGCTAAATGTGTTGCAGAGTTAGATGACATATTGTCCTCATCTTTTACAGCATTACCTGCAACTATCTGTGTTCCTGCTTCGTTAAAGTTTACATCTATTCTGTCGTTCAAATCTTCAAAATGTTGTGCCATAGGAACATAACGAATTGTTGATCCTGATGCGTGTGATAAACCTGAAGTAGCAGCAGAACCTTTAAGATGTCTATTTGATGCACCACCATCTCCTAATGTAATAGTTTTAGTTCCTATATTTACAGCAGAAACTAATACATACTCTCTGTTAGTTGCTGAATCTGGCTCTATAACTAAATAACAAGGAGCTTCAATATTATTACTAGCTGAATCTGTAACTGCTGTTAATGTAACAGTTGTTCCTGAAGAACCTAATGTAGTTGATAATGTCGTTTCAAACGCATTTAATAACTTAGTTTCTTGTGCTGTCATTCTATCCTAATCTCTCTACTCCTAACAGTCCTGTACCTAGCGTTGTACTTGCAGAAGATACAGTAAATATTTTGCTTCCTCTAAATCTTACCAAACAAAATACCGTAACACTTCCTCTAGGAGATATTTCTTCTACAGGTGCTGATACATTTTCTATTATACCTCTTAATAAAGTATCTGGTCTAAATATCTCTAATTGAACGTTCTTACCTTCTTTGTTACGAAGTGCCTGATATATTAAATCTCCTTGACCATTAACTCTAAGTCTTTTTCTATTAGGTCTTTCTATCTGGTCAGATATATTTACTGGTATATCTACCACTAAGTCCTCTACTAACTGAAAACCTCTGACAGCAAAAGCTAATGCCTCTGGTGATTGTGATTGGTCATCAGTAGTTATATCTAGTTTTGCAGCTAACCATCTACCAGTTACATTTTCCATAATCTGCTCATCACCACCTGTACCACCACCAATGTTTACTTGTTCTGTCCAAGTAGAAGAAGTTGGATTATTTATATCTTGTGGAACTACTGATGTAGATAGTTTTATAGCACCAGCAGTCACAGAGTTAGTTGTTACTTTTGCACCAACCCATTGTTTTTTTTCTGATGTAAAGAAATCAGCTAATGCAGATATTAAATAACCAGAAGTAACATAATTAGATGTTTCTCTGTACACACCCTTACCACTAACAGTAGCAAACAAAGTATCAGAAAATACTGCTATGCCTTCTACTATCCCACTTTCTCCAAACTCTAAATCTCTAGCTATACCACCTGTTGGTAGATAATATCGCCACAGATTTGTTTTACTTGCTGTATCTACAACACCTGTAAATATGCTATCTCTAGTAGATACAATTTTATATGGTGCTTGATTAAGAGTTGTTGTACCATCACCCCATTGTTTTATTAACTGTGCATTTACCAGAACAAATAAGCTATTAGAATTTGTTATTTCTGCTCTGTATAGTCTGCCTATTTTACCACTAGCAGTATTCTGGTATGTGCCATAAAATATAAAACCCTGTGCTGCATCTATTGCATTCGGCACTTCACCTTCTATAAATGTCTGACCTTTTAATGTTAGTGTTGATGATTCATCAGCAAAAGAATATATATAGCCATCATCTGCACAAGCTAATACAACTGCACCACCATCAGCTACATCTGTCCAAGAACTACCACTAGGTAATGCTTTCATTGTTGGAGGATTAGAACCACTTGTTACTTCGTGTAACTCACCATTAGTAGCACTAGCAACTAATCTACCTTTCATAGACCACAACTTATCAAATGTTTTATGTGTGTTGTGTGTTGCATAACTACCTGCACTATTTCTTATATAAATATCACCATTAGCTACAAAATATAATTTACTACCAAGAACAGCCATACCTGTAATATTATTACCTGCACTAGGAGTACCATCAGTAGATACATCACCTGTAAGTGGCGTTGATATTTTCTTTAATACTGCACCATCAGCAAAAAATATTTCTCCACCTAGTTCTTGCATATAACCATTAGTACCTAAAGTATCACCATTAGTTGGTTCTTCCGTAGAATGCAATAAAGATAATCTGTATTCTTTACCAGGTTCTTTGTTACTAAATACATCTACACCACTACTATCCCAGTATCTACTAAAAGAGTTTTCTGGTGCATTTCTTTGGTGTGCTTTATCTAATCCTGATCCACCAGAAAAATCTACTCTTGAATATGTTTGACCAAACTCCTGTTGGAAGTCCTCTGGTGTTTCTGATGTAGCTATTGCTTGTGCCTGTAGTGGAGCAGTATTTATATTCATCTGCCTACCAGGACCTACAGCAAATCTTAGAAATAAATCATCTAAGTTTGCTTCATACCCTAATGCTTGTGGGTTAGATGTGTTAGCTGATGAAGGTAATACAGCCATTATGCACTATAGTTTATGTTCATTATTGATACAGGAGCAGGATATAAAGAACGCAAGTTCCCTCTTGCTTCATCTATTAATAATGACCTAAGTCTAAGTAGTGCATTTCTAAGTCTTTCTCCTGATCCTACTGGATAACTTTCAGCAGCTAGTTTTTCTGTAATAAATTCTTGTGTGGAAGCATCTACATCTGTTGCACCCATAATGTCAGCTACAGCACCAACCATAACTATTTGTTCATACTCTGCTGGGATTAAACATACTGTTTCTAAATCTGATGTTTCATCTGTTGGTCTTACAAACTTTCTTTTGACAACTAAATGTACTGTTTTACCATTTGTTGTATTGTAAAACTGTACTGCTGTGTTTGTACTTGATGGAGGAAAATCTCTAAGTAACTCTATACCAGCAGATGTGTATTGATTACCTGTAGCATTTTGTACATAAGAAGTAAGTACCTCTACAGTTGATGCAGGAACTTCTTGATATGTAGTATTGGCTACAACATTTGTAGTTGTTACATTGTATAAACTTGGGTATAACCTAACTATATTATCTGATACAGCATCAAAAACAGTCTTACGAGGAAATGTTGGATTTATAAAAATATTTGTTTTATCTCCGTGTGAATCAGCAGTTGTTCCAGAATAAGCTCTTGAAACAGTTAATGTTCTAGTAGATGAAACAATATTTGTTACTAACATAAGCTCTTGATTTACTTCTATTATTGCTCCACCATCTAATAAATTTTCTTCTTCTGAACTTAATAAACCATCTTCATAAATTAATGTGGTTGTTGTGTTGTCTATTGCACCATCTAAACGAGAAAACGCAGATAAATCATCTGGTTTATTTAAAAAATCTCTATATATTCTATCTACAAGTGTGCTTACTGCTGCCATATATTCCTATGT